CCTGCAGTGTCACTACTGTCTATAACAGTGAATGCACCACCACCTTTCTGGATCTGATTGAGTACATCATTCATGGCTTGCTGAGCAGCTTGCCCAGGATCCATGGTTGCTGCATACCGCTTAAAGGAACGGTTATACAGACTCACAGCATGTTGTGTAGCAAGACCAAGACTGAAGTGAGGTGAGCTATCAGTAGAGGTAGCTTTAATCAGTGGACGTAATGCACTCTCAAATGTACGCTTGAGATCATCATTACTCATCCCTGCTTCACTACGTTGATCATCAAGAGCCTTGACTCGTGTCAGATACTCTTGACGTAGCTTGAATGGTACACCAGGTTGGTTAACATCATCAGCTGTAAGAGTACCTTCCTCGTACATCCTCTCAAATTCACCTTCCCAGAAGCGAGAGTTCTTCTCAGTAGTAGATCTCCAGGCATAAGCTTGTAAACGATCGGTAGGAATACCGTTCATCTTAGCTTGTGCAATAGCTTCCTTCAGTGTATTCTCATCACCATTCCATTCATTCTCAAACCATTGGATGAGTTGCTTCTCAGCTTCCTTAGCTTGGAATGCTTGTTCTGATTCATCAAGACCACGCTCAGCTCGACTGTCTTCCCGACGCTTACGCATCAGATCATCAACATCCCTAGGGAAGCGATCACCCCATGCCTTATCTTGATCTAGTGTCTTAGTAGATAAGAGAGACAGCACCTCTTCATCAGAGTAACGAGTGGTGTCTGCAAGCTCCGTGAAGATCATCTCCTTGGCCTTCGCCATACCTACAGGCCTACCACCTTTGTAGCTACGTGAGAGGTCAAGCAGAGCTTGATTAAGAGACTCTCCAGTCTTGAGGGTAGAGAGGTTATCAAGTGCTGTGTTCCTCATGCTCTCGGACTTTGCATCCAAGGCAGACTCCCTAGCTCCCTGTAGTTCTGCATTGATGCTTTGACGCATCTTCAGAAGTTGAGGACCAAGGAAGTCTGCACTCAGACCAAACAATCCGTTCTTCTTGAGGTAGTCATAAAGGATCAGTTGTGATTCCTTAGCAATATCACCAGGATCACTGATCCCTTTCTCCATCAATTGCTCTTGGAGATAGGGACCAAACTGCATAGCAGCCATCTCAGAGTATGCCTTGAGACGACCGTAGTCACGTGCTTGGTTACCAGTACGAATCTGCATCACCACTTCAGGTGGTGCTCCTCGTTCTGCAAATGCATCAGCTATCTGCTCAGTGCGTTCACCTGCTGTTTTAAGCAAGGACTCACCAGCATCTTGCATCTGTTGTCTCTCAATAGGGAGACCTTCAGACATAGCTTTCACATATTCATCCATCATATCTGCATCAGCCTTAGCTTCCCTCATTTCGGTAAGCGTCTTGCTTGCAGTCTCACTTAGCTTAGATAGGCCCTGGAGAATGGATGCTTGGTTATTCATCTCAATCTCAGCATTTCTCCGAGCTTGAGCAGCATTGTTCTGTACAGCCTGTTGGCGTACATCTAACCGTTGCTGTTTATTCTGGTGGATAATGTTGCGATTGTCTTGCTCTAAGGCAAACTTACGATCTAATCCTTGTGCGTATTGGTCTCTGTTCTGACGTTCGGCTTGTCTCTGAGCCTCCATACCACGTATGATACGAGAGTCGTGCTCAGCCATACGGTCTAATCCAGCCGTAGGTGCCTTGATCGGATCAAAGCCAATACTACGGGCGTACCCTTTGTAGTTGACTTGTGCCATTTAGTTAGCGACCATTCACTCCGAAGTTGAAACTGTAGTCTCTGTTTGCATATGAACTACTGTACTTATTGCCACCTCCACCAAGTCCACCAACAATACCTGGAATACCTCCAGCAACTGCTTCAGCAATACCACCCCATGGTGATGCCATAGCACCCATGATTGGCTTAGGACCGAAGTCAAACCTCTTAAGTTTACGAGGCATCTGGAAGACAGCTCGTGGTGTAGTGAGAGGCTTAGGCGGTTGAGGTAGACGCTCAGGCTTCAGCATACGTGCAGCTTGTGCAGCAATGTCAGCACCATATTTATCAGCTGCAATCTTCTTCATAGCAGCAGCTACATCCTTCTCGGCACTTACCAGAGAAGCTGTAAGGACTGCTTGATTACGACCCAGTGATGCTTCAAGTGCTTGACCTTTCTTACGAGCACTACGTCCTGCTTGTCCAATTGCTCTACTCTCACCTTCTGCTTCCAGTGCTTGGACAAAGACATCCTGCCATTGGAAGTTCAGTTCAGATACAGCATCTTGTAGTCTACGATTCTCAGCTTCCTTAGCAGCATCAGCTGCCATCTCATTGAAGCTCAGTTGTTGTTTATAGATCTGTTCAGACTTAGCGTACTGTCGCATCTGCGACCTGTACTCATAGTCTTGGATCTTTAGGGCATGTTGCCAATCTTGTAGGTTAGTTTGGTCTTGCCATGCTGCTTGTGCTTCATGGTTCTGACGGGCAATACGTACACCTTGTCTAGCATGACGAGTATCAGCACGTAGGCGCTGCTTATTCATCTTCCAGCCTTTCATGGCATACTCGTATTGAGCACGAGCAGCCGCATTAGATGAGTTAGCACCCATCACAGCTTGGCCTATACCCAGACCCATTCCTAATATACTTTCAAGCATATCTTAACTCCTCTGATAATAGCGTGGTGAGTACATACCTTCCCAAACCATAGATATCAGTGAGCTTGGATACGGTGAATCAGAGACCACTCTTACTGAATGTTGGGTTGATTTTTGATGTATTGGTACAGTAAGGATCTTCTGATCAGTCATAGCACTTGTGCCAGCATGATAATAGTTAGCATCAATAACAGGTTGTCTATCCTCCCATTCAGTACGACCTTGTGCCTTCACCTTGAAGTCAAGGATTCCACTAAGACCAACAGCAAACTTATACCGTGCAATGGTAAGTGATGCTGAGTAATCTGTTTGGTTATTCTGTAGATAGTATTGAGTTGGTAGATCTACTTGGAAGTTATATGTGTAGCCTACAGCTACCTTAGAATACTTAGTTAGATCTGCATGTCGTACAGTAAAGAACGAACCAGTAGCATCCGTTCCTTTGATGAGTACCTTGAAGAAGCTACCTGCTACAGCTTTACCAGACCTAGCAGTAGAAGCTCGTTCAACTGTAATAATGATTGGATTCAGTGAGTTGTAGTGAGAATGATCAACATACAACTTACTTGTCCTAGCAATAGGATCATAGGTGATGTTAGTAGCAAGTGTCCACAGGTCAAGACGTGGATCAACTCGGCTACCATCAGGTGATACCAACACCTCATCCCTAGTGGATTGATTGAGGTTGGCTTGAGACAGGATCAGGAAACCATCTACATCAGTCAGGAAGTAGACAATATCTCGATCAACTGCATGGTACTGAATGTTACCAGGTAGCTGCCATTTAACCCAACCACTAACAATAACCTCCTCTCCTTCAGCATAGGAACGAAGCATATGCATGAAGGGGCTCTGTTGAGAGGCTACAGTGAAGAAGCTATTCTGTGGATTAGCTACAAGCTGATCAATATTCTCCGGTAACCAGTCACCAGCAATACGTCCGATGTCTGTAACAATAGGGTTCTCTTCCTGACCTTTAGTCACCATCTCAAAGACACGACTAAAGCTAGGTGTCTTACTAATGAAGACAAACGAAGTTCCCATATCTACAGGATCTACAAAATCATCCATCTCATAGTTGGAGATGGTAGCAATGGTAGAGCCAGCAGCAGTGAGGATACCATTAGGACCAGTCATCAGGAACTGCTGTGTATTACTAAACAGCACTAGACCCTGAGCTGATGGCAACACACCATGGAGTACAGCAGGCTTAACACTGGAGCAGCTGATATCAATAGGATCAGCAGCAGTCTGTGTTAAAGCAGACATGTGGTAAAAGTTGAAGTACTCTCCAGCCTGACTCATAGACACATTGTCTTTGGTCAGAAATCCCATCCTATTGTTATAGAAGAATGCTTGCTCAATCTTGTTGTTAACAAAGCTGGGGTGTTCATTGGAGGTATCATCACCAACTAGACGTGGCTCCCAGAAGAACTTATTAGCGTCTGCAGGGTCCTTCTCTAGGGCTCTGAATACGAATGTATTCTTAGCTGTATTCTTAAGCTCATGGGGCATTGTAGAGGGGTCTAAGCCAAGACTAATACCAGGCTTTACAGTCTCCTCCCAGTAGCCTTTACCACTTACCTTGTCCTCAGCAATGAATTGAACATAGTAGGTGTCATCATCACTAGCTGTATTGGTAATGGTGATAACACGACCATGAACTGATTCCTTGGGGAGGTCAGCAATGGTAGTAACAGTATCTGTAAAGACCTGCACTACTTCATTATCTGAACCAGATTTACTACTAATAGTAAATGGTGTATCAGACTTAAGCTCTAAGGTATCACGTAGCTTAGTAACGGTAAGACCAGGAATAGCCATACTGTTGATTTCAGTAATGAACTTATCCATGATCTCATTCACAGTGATCTCTTCCTTTGGAGGATCAGTAGCTTCTACCTGAGCATCAGTATTACGTGTGACCCACGACTTACTAACACCATTGATGGTTACCTCATACTTACAGCGATAGTTAGCAGCCATGATCCTCATGGTTGCGTGTGTACCAGGAGCAACAGCAGGAGCAGCTAGCGCCTTAACAACCGTTGTCTTATTGGTGACAACACTGAGGTCTTGGATAGACAGAACATGATAATCATTCTTAGTAGCTCCCAGGTAAGACTGTGAGGAGCCTTCATAAGTAACTGTTGCCTTGGTTCCATCTGTGACATTCCAGATATGAATCTCATTTCCTTTGATGCAACCTACATATCCTTCAGTTCTATCCCTGAAGATAGAGAACCAATGGCTATCATCATAGAGAGATGCTTGGCCTAGTTCTTTGGTAATCTTGGTACCTGATCGTTTGACCAGTCCATGTGTAGGGTCAGGGTAAGCATTGATAGCTTCACGTACCTGACCCGGTAGTTTCATTACGTCCGGCTGACTAGAGACACCCCCTAGGTAGCTCGGAACACGTTGAGTTACAGAAGCCATTAGCGAGCAAGAGTCTTATAGGGCTGATAGCTGTTATAGAAATTACCTCCCTTGGGATGACCAAAGAAGGTGTAGTCTCCTTGATTACATTCATACTCCAAAGCAAAAGCACGGGTGTATGCTTCTTTCTGTTGGAGCATCTGGTACTGTTCACCACTACCGACAATACGGCTAGAGACGATGGATGCAGTACGAGCTACAATGTAATCCTTAATTGGTTGAGGAAGGTCTACCCAATCAAAGTACCAGACAACATCACAACAGACATCATGCTCCCATTCATAGGTGTGTTTTGTCTTGTCATACAATCTACCGTCTCTACGTACAGCATCAATGTGACGGTACTCATCAGTGAGATCTAGTTGTAGGATGTTGTTGGGGATCTTGATAAACTTATTAGAGTCAGGACTGAAGGGATAGTCATACTCTTTGTTGAAGGTCCAACCTTCCGCCTGTACCTCCCGTGACACGGTGAGTAGTGTGTCGTATGCAATCGCAACGTCCGGGTTGGTTTGATCTAGGGTGGTAACAGGCGCCTGTCCTACGGACGCCAGGATCTCATTGACGGCAGGTAATTCGTACTTGGCGTTAGTAGTAGGGAACATTGATAATCGTTCTCATATATAGTTAAAAAAGGGACCCCCGGTGACGGCTGTCGCCATCGAAGGAGTCCCCAGTTACCTGCTTAGATAGCAGGAATGTTGCACTCAACACCACCAGCGTAGTTACGGATTCCTTGGGAAACCGATACTACAGTGGAGGCAGGCACAGCAGTACCGCCGAATGCAC